TCGAGGAAGGCCAGCGTGAGGTCTCCGCGGACGGGAAAGAAGTTCAGCGCGTGGCCCGCCGACTGGGGTCCAAACGAGAACACCGGCAGGGCCGCCGACCTGTCACCTGGTCTGATGGACGCACTGGGGATCACGACGGACGATGACGTGGAAGTCATCTATCCCGACCCTGGAGAATAGCCATGTCGCTCGCAGCTCTTCTGATCGGTCTGCTCAACTGCATCTTGCTGGTCGCAATCCTGGTGCTTCTCGGCGCTGTCGTCGCGTGGGTGGCGTCGGCGTTCGCGTGGCCGATCCCGTGGAACATCCAGCGACTCTACCTGCTGGTCTGTCTGATCGTGTTCATCATCTGCGTCGCCGGCCTGCTGGTGGGGTCACCTATGGTGCACTTCTTTCGCGCGGGAGTCGGAGGTCCCGCCCTTGCAGCCGTACCCCCCTGGACCTCCCGACATCTGTCGCCCATGTTGAATTGAGGAACGAATGCCGATCATCCCCTGGGCGTGCGCGCACGGAGACGCAGAGTGGGCGATCATCCCGTGCGCGCGGACGACGATGCTCGGATCGGCGGACTCGAATCGCGTGATCATCACCGGAGGCGGTTCGATCGAGTCGTTCGGACCGTCGCCGAGGCACCTCGACCGAGGCGTCCCCTGCACCAAGGTGATCTTCTTCGACCCCTCGTGGGAGATCGAGCTGGTCCCGTCCGACCACCTCGCCCTCCTGGGGTCGGGGAGGCGGACGATCAGGGGAAAGGGCTTCGCCACGTTCTCGTGCGACAGCAGGGACCACTGGACCGAGAACAGCTTCCAGAGCCTCGACTGGAGCCAGCACGACCTCGAGGAGCTGATCGACGTGGTCCAAGAACTCTGCCAGGGGAAGCCGTCCCTGAGAAGGCGAGTCGAGGCACTCGCCAGGAAGCTGTTGCCAAATCATCAAAACGCGCGGAGAGCAGGATGAACCAGCACGCTCCGAAGTCCTTCAAGCAACAAGAGGTCACGATCGACCTTCCCTCGGGCAACACCTGCTCCAGGCTGCTGACCGCGAGGGCGATCGCCGCCGTCCGGAGGGCCAAGGTCGAGGACGTCGTCGAGAGCCTCTGGCCGAACGACAAGCTGATCTCGACGATCGTCAGGGCGGCCTCCGCCCCGGCCATGACTGCCGTGACCGGATGGGCGAAGGAGCTGGCGCAGATCAGGGTCGCCGATGCGGTGGACGCCCTTGGGGCCTACTCCTCGGCGGTGGAGATCATGGAGAACTCGCTGCTGCTGGCGTGGGACGGTTACGGTCAGATCTCCGTCCCCGGCTTCGTTGCCTCGGCCGCGAACGGCGGCTTCGTCGCCGACGGTGATCCGATCCCCGTCAGGCAGCTCGTCGACGCAGCCCAGCCGCTCCTTCCTCACAAGGTCGCCTCGATCGCGGTCCTCACCGAAGAGATGATCAACAGTTCGAACGCTGAGGCCCTGATCACGGACACCCTGGTGAAGAGCGCAGGACTCGCGATCGACGCCGCGTTCTTCGACGCGAACGCGTCGTCCTCGGCGAGGCCGGCTGGCGTTCGCAACGGCGTCGCCGCCCTCACGGCGAGCTCGAACACCGACTCCTTCGGCGGGGCGTTCGAGGACGTCTCGACCCTCATGGGAGGCGTCGGTCAGGTCGGCGGCAAGGGTCCTTACTACATCGCGTCGTCGATCGGGAGGATCGCCTCGCTCCAGATGCGCTGGGCCGAGCAGGTCGACATCATCGGGATGGTCATGTCTCCCGCGATCGGCAACGACCTGATGGCGATCGCTCCCCAGGCGCTCGCGGCGGCCGTCGACCCGGCCCCTGCGATCGAGGTAGCGAACGCCGGGACGCTCTACATGGACACCGCTCCCGGGGCCGTCGGCACCACGCCCGGCCCGGAGCGGAGCTTGTTCCAGACTCGCAGCACGGCGGTCAAGGTCAGGTGGCCGGTCAGCTGGGCGCTCCGCGATCCCCGCGGTGTCGCGTGGCTCACCCCTGGGTGGAAGTGATGATAGTGGGAAGAGAAGGCGAGGCGTACGTAGACGCCCTCGAGGAGATGGAGCCGATCGTCTCCGTGGAGGAGACCGACTACGGCTGGCGCGGGCTGACCGCCCAGGGAGAGGTCTACGAGGTCCGCGGGTCGAACGGTCACAAGGCAGTCATCCCCGACGTCATCACCGTGTTCAGCAACGGTCGACCGATCGGCAGGCGGAGGATCACCAACGAGTCTCCCGTCGACATCGACGCCTACCTGCTGTACTTCAACCTCGCGGTGTCGCTCCACAAGGACGGGAAGCTGAACGAGGCCCTCGAGGCGATCGAGATGTCGATGAGGATCATCGAGACCCTCCGCTCGAGGTTCAACAGGGCGATGATCCTCCTCCACATGGGAAGGTGGAGCGAAGGCTTCCGAGAGTACTGGCGATGCGAGCAGGAGAAGCCGTTCATGCGACCCCAGGTCGCGGAGGCTCTCGCCCTCGGTCTCAAGCCGTGGAAGGGAGAGCCCGGTCGCCTGTCGGTGATCCACGCTCATGGGTTCGGCGACACGATCATGGCGCTCCGCTTCGTCCCGCCCCACGCGACCATGGTCGTGCCGCGGGAGCTTGCGAGGACGGCGTCCCAGTTCGGGGAGGTCTCGAGCTCGCTGGTCGACTGCGACTACTTCTGCCCGATCCTCCACCTGCTTTATCACAGGGACGTGAGACCAGGATTGATCGACGACTCGCGCTACGTCACGGTCGACAAGGGCGAAGTGACCAGATGGGGAGAGACGCTCGGGCCCAGGATGAAGAAGCGCGTCGGGGTCGCGTGGAGCGTGGGGAAGCCGAGCCCTGGAGACTTTCCGAGGGAGATCGATCTCGAGCTGCTCGTGGACCACCTGCGGAGGAGAGAGGACGTGGAGATCCACAGCGTACAGCTACAGGGTGCAGACGAGGCGAGGGAGTGCGGAGTCGTTTCGCACTCCTTCGTCGACTTCGCCGACTGCGCCGCATTGATGGCTCACATGAACGAGATAGTCAGTGTGGACACTGCTGCCATCCACCTGGCGGGGGCGATCGGTCATCCCAAGGTGACCGGTCTCCTCTCCCACTGGCACAGCTGGCGATGGAGAACGAGCTGGTACCGCGGCGTCAAGATGGTCTCTCAGAGGACGCCGGGAGACTGGTCCAGTGCCCTGGAGGCGATGCATGGCTAGGAAGCCGAAGAGGAAGAAGTCGACCACTCCAACTGTGGCTCAGCCGGTGGTGTTCAGGTACTACTGCGAGGACATCCCCACGGGAGACAAGGTCGCCCTGAGCGATCGTCTCAACGAGATCGGATCGCTCGGGTGGCAGCTGGTGTTCGTCGGACCAGACATGCTCTGGTTCATAGGAGACGAGAGCTCGGTGATCCCCTCCGAGGAAGTTCCTCCTCAGGAGCCGTGACATGAGAAGGTGGTCTTGGCAGGACCTGGACATGCGGATGATCGAGGGACCGTTCTCGATGTACATGACGCCCGAGGAGACCTCCCTGCTGGTCTCCCTGGTGAAGAGCGTGTCGCCGAGGGTGATGATCGAGTTCGGGTGCAATTACGGGGTCACCGCCGCTCGCCTCCTCGACAACGTGAGCACCTTGGAGAAGTACATCGGGATCGACGTCCCGATCGACCACTCTCCGACCCTGAAGTGCCAGATGGCCGAGGTCCCGAGAGGGGCCGGAACGTTCGCCTCGGACGACCAGAGGTTCTTCCTCCTCACCACCGAGCACATGCTCGCTCCCGACGAGCTCGAGAGGTGCGACGCGGTGTTCATCGACGGGGACCACAGCTACGAGGCCGTGGTCCACGAGAGCCACCTGGCGAGGACCCTGCTGCGACCGGGAGGCATCATCGTCTGGCACGACTACAACAACCCAGCCGTCGAGGTCACCCAGGCGCTCGACATGCTGAGGAACGAGGGCTGGAGGATCGACTGCGTGGAGAACTCCTGGCTGGCGTTCATGAGGGCAGAAGGACGAAGACCATGAAGACCAAGCAATCCATCAAGCAGTCCGACATAGAGCCGGACGACGGCGAAGACATCGACTCCTTCATGGAGCGATGCGTCGACGAGCTCGGAGACGAGGACGTGTGCGAGTGGATCTGGAACAACAGGTCTTCCACGGACGGGATCAGGAGGAAGACCCACTCGAGCGACGTCGAGGGGATGGAGTTCATCCTCAGCGACGAGACGCCGGACCGCCTTGACGACGTGATCCTCTCCGACGGGTGGGACCTCAGGGCGTTCAAGAAGAACCCGATCGCCCTGTTCAACCACCAGGCGGGCTTCCCGATCGGGAAGTGGAACAACGTCAGGGTCGAGAACAAGCAGCTGAGAGGACACCTCGAGCTGGCTCCCTCGGGGACCAGCAACAGGGTCGACGAGATCAGGCGGCTGGTCGAGGCCGGCATCCTGAAGGCCGTCTCCGTGGGCTTCCGCCCGGTGGAGATGGAGAAGCGAGACGGCTCCGACTGGGGTTACGCCTACACGAAGAGCGAGCTCGTAGAGACCAGCCTGGTCGCGGTACCGGCCAATCCCAATGCCTTGGCGGTCGCCAAGTCGTTGAACATATCTCGCGAAACGATGGACGTTGTCTTCGCCGGGCAAGGCAAGAGAGACAGTGTCAAGCGCCGCGAGTTTCCCGGCGGGCAAGCCGAGCGAAACGGAAACAAGAGAGGTAGGACGATGTCCACCTTAGCCGATCGCATCCGGTCTCTGGAGGAGAGCATCACCTCCAAGCAGGATGCACTCAACTCCCATCTCGAGAAGATGGACGACTCGAACGTCAGCAACTCCGACCTCGAGACGACATCGAGGCTCAACGCTGACATCGTTCAGCTCCAGAAGACCAGGGACGCCCTGATCGACAGCGAGAAGATTCTGGCGAAGACCTCGATGGACGACGGCCAGGGCGGCGGTCGAGCCCTCGTCGTCACCGGGACTCGCCGGGAGCAGCAGGAGGGCAAGGTCGCGGCTCCCTCCGTGATCGTCAATCGGACCAGGGACAGCGTCGACCTCGTCGAGCTGTTCATCAAGGCCGGCACCCTGTGCTACGCCGCGAAGACCTGGGGCAAGTCGACCGAGGAGACTCGCGCGAAGATCGCAGAGACCTTCCCGGAGTACAAGGACGAGGGCGTGAAGTTCATGTCGGAGATCGTCCTGAGGTCGGCCTCGGCCCCGGCCATGACGACCGTGACCGGGTGGGCGGCGGAGCTCGCCCAGATCAGCTACGCGGCGCTGATGCCGCTGCTGATCCCCAAGGCGATCCTCACGCGGCTCGCCCCGCGGGGTCTCACGTTGGGCTTCGGGGCCTCCGGCTCGATCCGGATCCCGACTCGCTCCCGCACTCCGACCCTGGCCGGGTCGTTCGTGGGAGAGGGCATGCCGATCCCGGTCAGGCAGGGGGCGTTCACGACCCAGACGCTCGTGCCGAAGAAGATGGCCGTGATCACGACCTGGACCAGGGAGATGGACGTCCACTCGATCCCCGCGATCGAGGGCCTGCTCCGCGACGCGATCTCCGAGGACACCCAGATCGCGATCGACAGCGTCCTGATCGACGCCAACGCCGCCACGACCATCAGGCCCGCCGGCCTGCTCAACGGAGTGGCTGCCACCACCGCCACTGCCGGCGGTGGTATCGCGGCTCTCGTAGGGGACCTGACAGCGCTGATCAGCGCGATCAGCGCAGGGACCTACGGCAACGTCCGCAACCCGGTGTGGCTCGTCAATCAGACGGACATGCTCAGGGCCTCGCTGCTGTCCGCCGCGAACACCGGCATCTTCCCGTTCCGCGACGAGATCAGGGCCGGGACGCTCGGCAACATCCCGTACATCGACAGCGCGACGGTCGCAGCGAAGACCATGATCCTGGTCGACGCCGCGGACTTCGTGGTCGTCGGCGGGGAGGCCCCTCGGATGGAGATCAGCGACCAGGCGACTCTCCACATGGAGGACACCACCCCCCTCGAGCTGGTTGCCTCTCCGAGCACCGTGGCCGCTCCCCAGCGGTCGCTCTTCCAGACCGACTCTCTCGCGCTTCGCATGGTCATGCCGCTGAACTGGCTCCAGCGTCGCGCGGGAACTGTGGCCTGGACCCAGAACGTCACCTGGTAGGAGTTGCTGAACCCACCGGCCCAGCCGGGAGTTATGGGGAATGCAAGGGGACCCTGATCGACGATCCGATGACTCCGGGGAGATCAGGGACCCCGCAACATAGGAGACCACTGCCATGACCAAGCTCGCAGACGACTCGGCGACAGAGAACGCGAAGAAGCTCGCCGAGGCGGAGAAGAAGGCGTCGGACGAGTCGAGGGCTCAGTACTCCTCGAAGATGAAGGGCAAGCCGACTCCGACCCAGGAGGAGAACGACCTCGCCGCGTGCGGGGCTCACATCCTCGAGCACGAGGCCGACGGGTCCGACCCCGACCCGCACGGTGGTCCGATCCAGGACAAGGTGGTGACTCCGGCTTCCTCTCCGAGCAAGCCGCAGAGCTACCAGACGAGAGACGCGAGGGCTCACTCCAGGCACGAGTAGAGCAATGGCCGGTGTTCTTGCCAGGCTGAAGTCCGTCTTGAAGTCGGCGGCGGAAGGAAACTTCCGCCCAGGCCCGTACCTCTTGCCGGTGACCGGCGGGTGGCTCCCGGACGGGGTCTCTCAGAACTGGTGGCAGGAGGGGATCGTCCCCTACTACCCAGGAGCCTGCAACGCGATGGTCGAGGCGTGCGTCTCCGCGTACTCCCAGACTGTCGCGATGTGCCCGGGCGACCACTGGCGCACCAAGGACAACGGCGGGAGAGAGCGGGTGAAGAACTCCGCTCTCGCCCGCATCCTCCGCTACCCGAACGGGTATCAGTCGATCAGCGACTTCCTCCTCAACACCGTGAGGGAGCTGTACCTTCACGGAAACTCCTACGCCGTCGCCATCCGCAACGACCGCTACGAGATCGACGAGCTCCACTTGATGAACCCTGCGATCTCCTACCCAAGATTGTCCGAGACCGGTGAGATATTCTACTTCCTTGGCGGGAACGACATCTTGGCGAAGACGCTCGGAGAGCAGTTCATAGTGGTCCCCGAGCGAGACGTGCTTCACATCAAGCTCCACTATCGCAGGAGATTTCCTCGCCCTCTCGTCGGAGAGAGCCCGATCGCGTCGGCCTACGGCGAGATCGGGATGTCCGAGGCGATCATCAAGCAGCAGAACTCCTTCTACGCGAACGAGGCCAGGCCGTCGGCGGTCCTCACCACCGACCTCGTCATGGACAAGGACCAGGTCCAGGCCCTGAGAGACAGGTGGAACGAGCAGGTCAAGGGCCGGTTCATGGGCGGGACGCCGATCCTCACCGCGGGTCTCAAGGTCCAGCCCTGGGCGCAGACCGGCAAGGACGCCGCGATCGCGGAGATGTTCAAGCTCTCGAACGAGCAGATCGCCCTGGCCTTCAGGGTGCCGCTCCAGATCCTCGGCGTAGGAGGAGCGCCGTTCGGCAGCACGGAGATGCTGATGCAGAGCTGGATCGCGACCGGCCTCGGCTTCTGCCTCAACCACGTCGAGGAGGCGGTCGGCAACCTCTTCAATCTCAAGGGCCAGCCCGACGAGTACGTCGAGTTCGACACGGCAGCACTGCTGAGGTCGGCGCTGAAGGATCGGATAGACGCGCTCGCTCGAGGAGTTCAGGGAGGCATCTACGCCCCGAACGAGGCCCGCAACCAAGAGGGACTTCCCGATGTCAAGTTCGGAGACGAGCCGAGAGTTCAGCAGCAGGTCGTCCCTCTCAGCGCCGCTGGAGCCATCCCAGCAGCTCCTCCGTCTCCTGCGGCTCCAAAACCTGAACCTCCGGCCGACGCAAAGCCTCCTCCGGCGGACGACGCCAAGCCGTCTCCGCCGAAGCCTCCGCCTCCCGATAAGGTTTACCTAGATGCAGACACTCAACGGGAAGTCAGAAACCTCCTCAAGCTTACCGAGTCCGTCGGACGACAGCGGCGACACGCTGCTCGACGCCTGGAGGATCGCCCTGGCGGAAGTTCTTGATCGCCAGGAGGAACGCTGGGAGAACTACACCAGGCTGATGGAGGCCCAGTCCTCGTCGATCATAGCGAGGCTCGAGGCGAAGGTCGCCACGCTGGAGGGAAGGATCGCAGATCGTCTGGCGGAGCTGAGAGATGGCAAGGACGGCAAGGACGGCAAGGACGGAGACGCTGGTCCAGTGGGTCCAGCCGGCGAGAGGGGAGTGGCCGGCGAGACAGGTCCAGTGGGCGAGCAGGGTCCAATTGGTCCAGCAGGGGCTCAGGGTCCCGGAGGACTTCAAGGCCCTGCTGGGGAGAAGGGAGACCAAGGAGATTCGGGCCCACCAGGTCCTCAGGGAGAGGCTGGTCCTCGAGGAGAACGCGGCGAGCCTGGTTCTCAGGGAGAGAAGGGCGAACGCGGCGAACCTGGAGCGGTCGGGCCTCCGGGTGAACCCGGCAGTGTCGGCGAATCAGGTGCGAAGGGAGATCAAGGCGCTCCGGGCGTACCCGGCCCAGCCGGCCTACCTGGCGATCGCGGCGAGAAGGGTGACCCAGGAAAAGATGGCGACCTTGGACCGCCTGGAGAGGTCGGGGCTCAAGGCCCTGTCGGCCCAGCCGGGGAGAGAGGGGAACCAGGTACCTCTGGACCCCCCGGCCCTGCCGGCAAGGATGGCCGGGATGGTACCCCGGGCCAGCTCAGATCGCTCAAGGCGTTCACCCATGGCTCAGTCTTCTACGAGGGGGACCTAGTAGCCCACAAGGGCAGCACCTATCAGGCGCGTTCTGACACGGCCAGGGAGCCTCCCCACGAGGACTGGGCCTGCGTGGCTCTGGCCGGGAGGAACGCCTCCACTCCTGTCGTCCGAGGGACCTTCAGCGAGGGCGAGTCCTACTCGCACTTGAACATCGTGGCCCTCAACGGCTCGAGCTTCGTTGCCAGGATGGACAACCCGGGAGCGTGCCCGGGCGACGGCTGGCAGCTGATCGCCTCGGCGGGAAAGCCGGGGAAGCCGGGACCGAGAGGCGAGCAGGGTCCAGCTGGGATCACGAAGGTCGTGACGATCTCGATCAAGGGATGGGAGATCAGGAGGGAGAGCTACGAGGCGGTGCCGATCCTCGCCGACGGGTCGAGGGGAGAGCCGCTCGATCTCCACCCGTTCTTCGAGCAGTACCACGGAGATCGCAATGGCTGACAGGGTCGTGTCGATCCTCACCGCCGCCACCGACTTCGACCTCGTGTCGCTCGACGAGCTCAAGACGATGTTCGGAATTCCCTCGACGGACACGAGCCAGGACACCCAGCTGGCGATGTACATCGACAACTACTCCGACGTCATAGCGACGTACTGCAACAGGACGTTCGCCTACGAGGAGGTCCAGGAGATCTGGCGCTGCACGGAGTACGATCAGACCAACGTCATGAAGAGGATATTCGTCAGCCACTACCCGATCGACACGACCTACCAGACGGTCGTCGAGAGCCCGAGCGGGGCGGTCCTCGATCCGTCGACCTACGTGATCGAGGAGAAGTCGGGGAAGATCGAGCTGCTGTTCACCAACACTGAGCCGATCACGGTGACCTACTCCGGTGGATACAAGCTTCCCGACGAGTGCCCGCCGGCGCTCAAGCAGGCGCTGGTCTTCATGGTCAGGGAGGGCCAGGCCCTCATGCAGAGGTACGGAGTCAGCGGCATCCGAAGCATCTCCCACAAGGAGAGTCGGGTGATGTACTACGACCTCAACCAGATGCTCGCCAAGGGTCCCGCCGGCGGCGTCGGCCTGATCAACCAGATCGCCGACAACCTGCTGATGAAGTACGTGAGGCTCGAGGTCTGATGCCTCTCTCCCTCTCGATGGATGGCTTCGCCTCCATCATAAGGTCTCTCGACGACATGCTGAAGCAGATAGAGGCGCTTCCGCTCGAGATGTACAATCAGACCGAGGACTGGCAGACCCAGGATGTCCACTTCAAGAGGCCGTACACGAAGATGGTCGACGCCCACACGGTCGAGACCATCGTCTGGCCTCGAGGCAGGAGGAGACAGGCGGGATACCAGGGGAGAGCCCACAGGGGGAGGAGGGCGAGGAAGGTCCAGAGGCTCAGCGCCAAGCCGACGAGGAAGTACGTTCGGAAGAAGGTCAGGCGATCGAGGCTCATCGCGAGCCAGAGGCCACTGCTGAGGCCGTTCCTCTACGACATGCTGGTCGACCGCATGAACAGGGTCTTGGAGACCGTGAAGTGGCACTGAACTTCAGCACGCTGGTGTACTCTCCCTGCCAGGCGGTCTTCGGTCGCCAGGTCAACTTCACGTCGAAGTTGGGGAACTCCTTCACTGGGACCGGGCGTGGCATCTACGACAGTCGGGAGGTCCACCTGACACTCGAGGACGGGAGCATCATAGAGGACCAGGACACGATCCTCGACATACGGGACGTCGAGTTCTCTTCCATGCCGATCCAGGGAGACACTCTGGACATCCCCTACGACCCCGACTCTGGTCTGTCGGCGATCGGCCAGTTCGAGATAGTCAACGTGTGGAACAACGGAGGCGGGGAGACCACTCTCCAGATAAGGAAGATCGTTCCGTGATCACCGAGACCCAGAGCAGTGCCATCGACATCAGGGACGCGATGTACAACATCGTATCGGCGAGCCCGTACTTCTCTGGGTGGACGTTTCGCAGGAACAAGATGCTGCCGGTCCAGACGAACCTCCTCCCCTTCATGGGCATCTACCTCGCCGAGGAGATCATGACTCCAGACGGGGACCCGGGGATCGGGTGCGTCAGGTTCATCCACGCAGCTCGCATCGGCTTCTCTATCATCCAGTCCGCCAACGACCCTGACACCGTGGAGCACCTGGTCGACCAGTCGTTCCTCAAGGTGATGTCCCTCCTCTGGACCGACGTCAAGTTGATGAACGTGCTCCACAACTCCAACCCAGAGGGCGTTGGCATAGAGGGAGTGGTGAGGGGATCGAGGAGACACGTCCCGGGAGCGCCGACGTCCACCAACGAGACCCCGTGGTTCGAGTGCCAGTACGAGGTCAACTGCGTGTCCCGCAGCGAGTGGTACCCCGACATCCCGGACGACCTGAACGAGATCGACGTTACCGTGGCTCTCAATAACGCCGATCCATCGCAGGTCCAGCCTGTCACTATCAAGTACATGCTGGACACGTTGAGAGCGGCGAGAAGGAGCTAGGTCATGGTCAACGTAGTGGCGAAGACTCCGACCCAGAGCGAGCAGGCCAAGGCCAATCTCGCCAGGGTCAACAACATGAAGAAGCGTCCAGGCATCCGCGTCGAGCCGCGCGACGACGACATGCGGCGCCTGCTGAAGCATCCCTCGGCCGGAGGCTTCCGCAGCGAGGGCTCGATCGAGTGGCCCGACGACACCTTCACCCGGCGACGGCTGAAGGAGGGTTCGGTCAAGCTGGCCGAGGAGAAGAAGGAACCCGTCCACCACTCGCGCTCGCGCTCGCACGAGTGACTTCTAGTCAGTAGATTGGACTTTGAAGTCAAATCTACAGACCCATAGTCCCCTCAAAAATGGAGGATGATCCTCATGCCCATCAGTTTCTCTAACATTCCTGCGAACATAAAGGTGCCCCTCTACTGGGTCGAAGTGGACCCGAGCATGGCCGGGCTGCCCTCCATCAACCTGCGCGCTCTGATGGTCGGCATCATGACCACCGACGGCGATGCCACCCCGGAGGTTCCGATCCCGATCGGCAGCCAGGCCCAGGCGGACCAGCACTTCGGTGCCGGCTCGGAGCTGAGTCGCATGTTCCAGGCGTACTACAGCAACAACTTCGCCAACGAGGTCTGGGGTCTCCCCCTCTCGGAGCCAGCCGGGGCCTCGGCGGCGTCCGGGACGATCGTGATCGGCGCCGCCCCCACGGGAGCTGGGACGATCCACCTCTACATCGCGGGGACCCACATCCCGGTCAACGTCATGACCACTGACACGGTGGACCAGATCGCCACCGCGATCGCTGACCAGATCAACAACTCGTACGCGGAGAACGGAACTCCGGCCCTTCCGGTGTCCGCCGCAGCAGCGACTGGGACTGTCACCCTGACCTCGACGTTCAAGGGCGTCAACGGAAACGAGATCACCGTGTCCCTGAACTACCACGGATCGAGGGGAGCGGAGATCACTCCTCCAGGTCTCGGCATCACCTTGCCGGCGACCGGGCTTCTCACGGGAGGAGCCGGTGTACCTCTCATGGACAACGCGATCTCGGCCATCCAGAAGCAGGAGTTCGAGTACGTCGCCATGCCGTACACGGACAGCAACAGCCTGTTCGCGTGGGACCAGGAGTACGGCTTCACCGACCAGGGTCGGTGGGGGTGGCAGCGTCAGCAGTTCGGTCACGTGTTCTCCGCCATGCGAGGGACCTACGCCGACCTGATCCTCTTCGGCGACGGCCAGAACAGCGGCGTAGAGTCGATCATGGGCTTCGAGACCACGACCCCGAGCCCGATGTTCGAGTGCGCGGCAGCCTACGCCGCCAAGGCCCAGCGAGCCCTGATCAACGACGCTGCTCGCCCGCTCCAGACCTTGGCCCTCAACAACATCAAGGGCTGTCCGGTCCAGGACCGCTTCGACTTCCCCGAGCTCAACAGCCTGGCGAGCAACGGGATCGCGATCCAGGAGGTCGGCAGTGACAACCAGCCGATGATCCTCCGGGAGCAGACCACCTACCAGCTCAACCTCTGGGGCGCGCCGGACGACGCGTACGAGCTGGTGACCACGCTGGCCACCCTGGCGAAGCTGCTTCGCAACCAGAAGCACGCGATCACCTCGAAGTTCCCGCGCCACAAGCTCGCCGACGACGGGACCAAGTTCGGTCCGGGCCAGGCGATCGTCACGCCGGGCATCATCAAGGCGGAGCTGGTCAACGAGTACCAGATGGACATGTGGAACGGTCTGGTCGAGAACCTCAAGGCGTTCAAGGCCAACCTGATCGTCGAGCGCGATCCCAATGACCCGAACAGGGTCAACGTGCTCTACCCGCCGGACCTGATCAACCAGTTGCGGATCTTCGCCGTGCTGGCTCAGTTTCGGCTCCAGTACGATCGCGGCATCGACCTCGAGATCATCGGTCAGGCGCCGCCTCCGTACAACGCTGCTGCGGGCACTCCGCAGTGAGATCGCCCTGCTAGAAAGGAGACAGGACAATGGCACAGCGTTTCGCAGGAGTCGCGTTCCTCACCGTGGACGGCACACAGTTGGCCCTCCGCGGCAACTTCACGGTAAGCCCAAGCGCCGTTGAGCGAACCATGATCGCTGGGCAGGACGGGGTTCACGGGTATCAGGAGCTGCCCCGCGTCCCCTACATCGAGGGCGACCTCTCGACCGTCCCCGGTCTCCTCCTCGAGGACCTCGAGGCGGAGACCGACGTCACGGTCGTCGCCCAGCTGGCGAACGGCATGCAGTACACTCTCACCGGCGGGACCTGCAAGGCCGGTCTCGAGGAGAACACTCGAGACGGCCAGGTCAAGGTCCGCTGGGAGGGTCTCGCCTGCCAGGAGATCAGCATCGCCTAGAGGGGTCTCATGGCAAGGAAGATCGCCGGGACGGCCTACCTCACGGTCAACGGGATCCAGTGGGCTCTCCGCGGAAACTTCGTCGTCAGCCCATCCTTCGTGGAGCGGACGATGGTCGCAGGACAGGACGGCGTCTGTGGATACCACGAGACGCCGCGCGTCCCCTTCATCGAGGGTGACCTCACCACGATCCCCGAGATGCTCATCGAGGAACTCGAGCGCCAGGTCAACGTGACCGTGGTGGCCCAGCTGGCGAACGGCTTGGTCTACACGCTCACGGGAGGCATATGCAAGGGCTCCCTCGAGGACAACACTCGGGACGGCATCGTGCACGTCAGGTGGGAGGGGCTCGCGTGCAACGAGCACCTCCCGATCTCCAGCAGCACGGGGAAGGCCGGAAGCAGTGCGTAAACACGGGAGAAGAAAATGAACGAACAAGTCAGAACGGGCAACGGAGTGAAGATGAGAGAGGGCTTTCAACCTCAGAACGCACCAGAACCTCCTCTCCAGACCAATAACCTCCAGACCAATCCTCCGCAGCAGCCACTGCCGACTCAGCTCAAGAGCGAGCAGCCGACCCCCGAGCCGGTTCTCAGCGAGGCGGACGTGCTGAGGAAGGAGATCGCCGAGAGCGCGGAAGAGTGGCCCATCACGGTCCAGCTCCTCTACAAGCCAATTCGCAACGAGAAGGGAGATGAGATCACCAGTCTCACCTTCCGCGAGCCGAGGGCCGGCGAGATCAATCGCATCGGCAATCCGACTCGCATGCTGTGGGACGGAGAGATCATCATCGAGGAACGCAAGATGACCTACATCATGGGGGCACTCTGCGGCGTGCTCCCGCCGCTCCTCGAGATGATGGACCCGCGGGACTGGAACAGCTGCGCATATCGTCTCAGAAAATTTTTTTTACCAGATCTTCGGGCGTGGTGAACCCTGTCATCGATGACAGCATGGTCATCGACTGCTACCGACTCGCCAGCTACTACCATCTCGACCCTCGCCTGTTCCTCGACATGCCGATCAGCGAGGTTCAGATGCACCTGAGAAGGACCGCCCAGCTCGAGCGCCAGCGCAAGCGAGACTCGGGAGACTGAGTTGCCCACTGACGTCCAACAGTTGCAGCTTCGCATCACCCTCGACGACCAAGCTTCGGCGGGGATCGCGAGGCTGCGCGATGAGTTCAGGGGACTCGGTACAGCAGCCAATTCCATCTTCGCCAAGTCCAAGGCCGAACACGACGAGATGGGGAAGAGGCTGAAGGAGCTGGCCCTCGAGGCGACCAAGGGCGTGGAGGGTCTCAACAAGTTCATCGGCAAGTTTGGATTGGCCGGAGCCGGTATGGCCAGCGCAGCAGCGACCATCGCGTTCGGCCTGAAGAACCTCAGTGAGTTCGCCTCGAAGATTCAGGAGATTTCCAACGTCGCGAAGACGATCGGCATGGACCCAGCCGAGTTCAAGAGCCTCACCGAGCAGTACGACAAGATCGGGGTGTCCGCCGCGACAGTCGCCTCGAGCCTCACCGGGATGGTCCAGACGCTCGACGAGATTTCTCGTCCAGACACGGGAAGGCTGACCGAGATGGTCCAGGCAGCTCAGGCCTACGGACCTGTCATGCTCGACGCGATCAGGAAGGTTCAGGCTCAGCAGACCGAGTCTGCCAAGCTCGGTGAAATTCTCAGGCAGAGTCAGAACGTGAAGGCCAACATAATGGCCCAGAAGGGAGGAACCGAGGAGAAGGGAGCCGCCGCTCAAGCCAGGTTCTTGAATCAGTGGCGCGTCAATCCCGAGATGGCGAACATCAAGAACATCAAGGAGTTCACCGAGGCTCTCTCGAAGAGGTTCAAGGATCAGCAGAAGGCGACCCAGGAGTTCAGGGAAGTGACCTTCGAGATCGGGAAGGAGTGGGAGAGGATTTACGAGAACATCATGACGAGCGCCTTGGCCTCGGACGGCGTGATCGTTCACGGACTTCAGTTGGCGAATTCCATAATGCACGAGATCAACGTCAACTGGAATGCGATTGGAAACTCTCCGTTCGCCAAGCTCATCGTGAGGTTAGTGACTCCAGGGGCGAGTGCGATCTCACTGGCCAATGACATATACAACGCGTTTCACAACAGCAAGAACATTCCAAGTATGACGGCTCCAGCCAGGGAGACTCCTTGGTCTCCGAGCCCGAACGAGCCCAGCGTTGGAGAGCAAGGAAGTCGGGCGAAGGATTTTTGGAAGAGCATCTTGGGTGGAGGTTCTTCAGCTCAAGAAGCTCCCGCGACAGCTCCCATGAAATTCGCAGACCTCCCAGAAGATTTTGGAGGTGGAGGTGGAGGAGGTGGGTTCACCAATAAGTTGTTTCCGAGCGACGGTCCATTGTCGAAGAACATTGAGGACAGGAGGGGAGAGAGAATTGTTTCGTCTCTCTCCAATGTCAGGGACGAATATCTGAAGGACTTGAATGAGAACACCAAGCAGGTGAAGATACTGAATGAATATTTCAAACTTCTTTCTGAAGGTGACCTCAGGTTCAGGGGCTTCGCTGGAGGAATGTTGGTTGGTTACGGCGACGCAGGTGGTGGAGGTTGGGGTCCAGGTTCAGGAGGCGGAGGCGGAGGAGGAGGAGGAGGCGGAGGAGCAGGTCCTGGTGGTCCAGGCCCAGGCCCAGGTCCAGGCCCAGGCCCAACTGGTCCAACTCCAAGTCCTCTGGGTCCAACTCCGAGCACTCTCGGTGGAGCTGGTGGAGTTCCAGGCATGGCCGGAACGCAGTCCGGTCCGCCTGCTCAGAGACCAGCGGCGTTGACCTCGTGGGGTGGAGCCGCCGGCGTCCAGGGTCTTCCCGGAGCACAATCTGGTCCTCCTGCCAGCAGGGCTGCCGGACCGTACAGCACTGGAGGTGCTGGAATTCCAGGCCTCGCTGGAGGCCCGTCTGGTCCTCCCGCCAGGAGAGATCCGGGTCCTGGTCCAGGGACCGGGGCAGGAGCAGGAGGAGGAGGTGGGCCTCAGACTGCTCGCACCGATGGTCAGAACAACAACAACGGGTTCAAGTATTTCGACAAGAACCCGTTGACCGGCAGGCAGACTGCTGGAGCCGCCGGCATCAAGCCAGAGTTCAAGGTGGCGTCCGATGTGAACTGGAAGATGATGGACGCCGAGTATCTGGCCCGCCTGAACCAAGCCTATCGCGCGGCGCCGGACTCAGTAAAAAAAGATTTCGAGATGACTTCCGGCTATCGCCCGACGGAGCGGAAGGAAGCCACTGACTTGGGAATGTCTCCGCACACCTCTCAGAGAGACGTCTGGGAACGACACATCGGTGTCGCTCCAACTGCTCCAGGGTACAATCGCCCGAGCGCAGCTGCTCGTCCGGGTCATTCCAGGCACGAGTTCAGCAAGGCCGGCGACTTCCGCGTGTCAACCGCGGATTGGCTGCGACGACACACAGAGTTCGGAATAACCGGCATCGGCGGCGATCCTCCTCACATCCAGATGATCGAGAACGGTCGCAACGCATTGGCCGATGAGATCAAGCTCCAGAACGCTCACGCGCCCCCAGCCAACTCGGGAGCCACCTCAGCAGGCGCTACTCCAGCGACCGCAACTGGTCCTCAGAAGACCATGCTGTTCCTCCACGGAATGGAGTCGAGATACAAGGACACATCAGTGTCCTCGGTGGAGGCGTCGGCGAGGAAGTACGCCGAGGCGAATGGTTACAAGCTGGAGGTCATCGACGTCTCCGGCGACAACAAGAAGCAACAGATCGAGGCAGCGCGAGCTCGCCTGTCCAAGGGAGGAGTCGCCGGCATGCTCGGCTTCTCGGCAGGTGGATACACTGCCGACAAGCTTCGCAAGGAATATCCGAACCTCGACTATCACATCGTCGGCGCTCCCGGAGTGACAGGAGATCAGGAAGTCTCCGGAGTGAGACACATGGGACAGGTCGAGGCCATCGCAGCGAGGGCGGCCGCGAGGGCAGCAGCGAACAAAGTCACGACTGCGACCAACGTGAATTCTGCAGCTGATCGAGCGACGGTAGACGCGGCCTCGGCGGCGAAGGCGGTGAGGACGGTCAAGGTGTCATCTGGGGGATCATTGATAGCCGACGTAAGTGCTCCAGCGAACACGTCGGTGTCTGTGAGTGGAACTGGAGGGTTCTCGAGAACCGAGACTAACAGGACCATTCCGATGAACAGAGAGAACAGAGGAGCGGCTGGAGTTCCTGGTCGCGCAGGGACGCCGTCTGGTCCGCCAGCTGCTCGTGCTCCGAAATCCACTTCGACAGCTCCTCCCAAGGAAGACCTCGCAGTGAATCCGAGTTGAGACATGCCGACGGAAACGGAAGAACTAAAACTCATAGTGACGATGACGGACAACGCGTCCGCGTCGGTGGCCGCCCTGCGAAAGGAGTTCCAGCAACTCGGCGGACCAGACACAGAGGCCAACAAGGAGAAGTACAAGCGAGGCCACTTCGAGATCACTCGGATGATCAAGGAGATGGGCAACGTCGCGGAGGGCGGCGAGAAGGCACTGCTGGGGCTCATCGGCCGACTCGGGATAGTCGGCGCCAGCATCGCGGCGGTTGGCACGGCCGTCGTGGCCACTCTCTCCAGTTTGAAGGCGTTCTCCGACAAGCTCCAGGACCTGAACAACAAGGCGAGGATGATCGGCATCCACCCGGCCACGCTGAAGAACATAGAGGAGCAGCTGGCCAGGGTCGGAGTTGGAGCAGACAAGGCTGACAACGCGATCGCCAGGTTCAAGGACGGTGTCTACAAGATGGGATTGACAGGAAGTGAAGAGCACAACAAATTGATAGTCATGGCCGGTAGGAACGCGAAGGCGATGGAGGCGTCCGTCCAGGCCATCTTGAACGCCGACAGCACTGAAGCTCAATTGAACATCTTGAGAGACACCAGGCTGAAGATTTACAACGCCAGGTTGGAGGAGAACGGAGGCAAGGTGGACGAGGCGACCCACTTCGCCAATGAGTTCATGAAGGCGTGGCAGGCAGAACCCTTCTTGGCGTGGGTCGTGAAGTACAATGCGACGACTCAGGAGCAGAAGGATCGCCAGGACAAGATGACGAACTCCACCAAGGAGTATCGTCGGGTCGTCAACGAGCTCGCCGAGACGTGGGATCACTTCATGGAGGACGTGAAGACTTCGGCCCTTCGTCCAGACGGAGAGATCGTTCACTCGCTCGAGGCCATCTTGGAGTTGACCAAGTTGATTTACAACTTGTGGAACAAGACTCCGGAGAAGGTCGGGACTGCAGCCAAGACGGTTGTCATTGGATCTATTCCTGGGATTGGTCCATACCTCGCGATGCAGTATGCGAAGCACAAGATACTTGCTCCACCATACGATCTGTCGAAACAGTTGGGGATCGAGAACATCGGTGGAGGAGAGGGTGGACCAGCCACAGAGGCAGCTCACTTCTTGAGCGACATTGGGGAGACTCAGGACAAGGGGCGAGAGAACAGGGACACGTTGAAAGAGAACACCGATCAGCTGAAGAGGCTCAATGATTTTCTCAATCTCAACAAAGACTTCATGAGAGGTCTCGGTGGTCTTCCTGGGATGAGACGTGGAGGAGGGGGAGGTGGCTGGGGTGGTGGAGGTGGAGGCGGACCTGGTGGAGGTGGAGGCGGACCTGGTGGAGGCGGCGGGGGTGGAGGTGGAGGTGGAGGTGGAGGTGGAGGCGGAGGCGGAGGCGGAGGAGCCGGACCAGGGGGTGGTGCTCCAGCGACGCAAGAGGACAAGGATCGCGCCCTTGAGATGAAGCACGGCCTGAGCATGATGGGAAGTCCATCGGCCGGAAATCTCGGCGACTCTCCGGGTGGAATATCCACCGGGTTCGGAGGAGCGCCGCCGTCAGGAACGTTGGGTCAAGAACCTCCCGAGAGTCAGGCAGCTTCCGGCAGCGCGTACGTCCAGCAGGAGAGGGCGTGGGCCAAGGCGGAGCTCGAGAAGGACCCCGCGCTGAAACGTTTCATCGGTGGAGTCATCAGCCACGAGGAGGCGGGAGAGCGTCGAGGGAATGTCTTCGAGTCGATGGTCAACAGGGTGAACTACCTGAGGGCTCACGGGCAGCCGAACTTGACACTGAGGAGTTATCTCTCGAGGACAGGAGACAGGCAGTTCTATGGACCGTTGCGAAGAGGGGAGATCAACGAGCGATACTTGAAAAGCGTCGACATGCCCGGCGCCATGAAATCGATAGACGCAGTCCTCGGAGGGAGAGACGTCATAGGAGGATTGACCGACCAGGGAAGTCGGGGCGATCCTAATTACAACAAGTCAGTCTACATCGATCCCAAGAGCGGTGAGGGTTACGGAGACCTGTTCGGGCCGAAGGGCAGGGCCTACAGGGAGGAGCGTCAGCGCAAGATCAAGGCCGCCGACGACGCCGCGAAGCTGAGCGATGATCGCAAGGACGTGGACAGAGGGACGGTCAAGACGGTGAACGTTAATTCTGCTGGAACTGTCCAGGTCGATGTCGGCACCACCAAGAACGACGCCACCCTTGGAGGCGACGGTCTGTTCCGTCAGACTGGGACCGAGCGGAAGACCCAGATGACCCCGGCGTCCACGGGGCCGAAGATCGAGTCGCCGAAGAAGTCAGAGAGCCACGCCGAGGAGGCGAATCCTGGATGAGCACCATCAAGGACATCAAGCTTCCGTTCCGAGAAGACCTCCAGGTCGCGTCGTTCCGAGGTGCTCCGTTCTTCTGCGAGTCGAACTCCAGGGACAACGGGCGGAGGATCGTGCTTCACGAGTTTCCGAAGAAGGACCTTCCATACGCGGAGGACATGGGGAGGAGGGCCAAGAGCTTCGCGATCAGGGCGTTCTGCATCACCCATCCCTTCACCAGAGAGGGTGACGCGGGAGTGCTCTACAACGTCGACTACCGCGTCGCGAGAAAGGCACTGCTGGACGCGCTCGAGCAGGATGGTCCGGGGACGCTGATCCTCCCGACCCTCCCCTCCGAGCAGGTCGTAGTCATGCGATACAGGCTCAGCGAGGAGGAGCGGCTCGGTGGCTTCTGCGCGTTTGAGATAGAGTTCACGGAGTACGGCGTTCCGCCCCAGTATCTGACTATGAGCGCGAACACCAACGCCGCTCTCGGCACTGCAGCTGACACGCTGAGGAAGCAGGCCGCCGACGGATTGACAGGTCCTGAGCCAGTTCCAGGACTGACTCCCCAAGTTGGACCGGGACCAGGGTGATGGAAAAGAAGGACATCGAGGATTCCGATCCCATCGTCCAGAGGCTCTTGACGAACCTGTTGTCGTGCATCAGGGATCGAGGGCAGCTGGGAGTGATCGCCAAGTCCACGATAGGCTGGGCGATGGCGAACTCCCAGAACCTCCTCAAGTACGACAAGCTCGGGTATCCTCTCGACGCGTGTTTTGACCAGGTCCGCCAGGCTGGAGCGACGCTGATAGGGATGGAGAGGGTTCGAGTCCACCTCGACGCCGAGCAGCCGAGGACCTTGGGAGGGACGCTCGTCAGGGATCGCTCCATCCAGCTCGCCCTGGCGCAGGAGGGATTGATCATAGGTGCCATGACGTTCGAGAGTCGCGAGGACGTCGACAAGATGATCACCGCGATCAAGGATCCGTTTGACAAGGCGGAGGAGATCGCAGCTGACACCATGAGTGGAGCTGACTACATGGCGATCTCGAGCCTCAGGGCGGCGATCGTCAACCATCTCGTCTCCACTGCCAGGCCACTGCCGATGATGTTGATATATCAGTTCAGTAATTCACTGCCGAGCCTGATCATATCTCACAGACTTTACGGAGACGCCAGCAGATACGACGAGATCAGGAAGGAGAACAAGGTGGTCCACCCGGCGTTCTGCAAGTCTCGCGGGTACGCCCTGTCTCGGTGAAATTTCAATGGTCGATCTTCCAGACAACGTCTTGACGAAGCCTCCGGCTCCTTCGGCCACTGCTCAGCCGAGCCCGAGCCAGTACGAGGTCCCGAAGAGGGCTCAAAACTCTCAGATCCCGTACGAGCAGGCGACGATCGACGCAGGAGGGATCGACTGGAAGGACTGGGAGAGCGTCTTCGTCCAGCTGAGGTGGGCGGACTCTGCTGCTCACTTCCGCTTCACAAGCGTCGAGCGCCAGGCAGGAGGTCTCTCCCAGGGGGCGATCGTCTCCCCTCAGTTCGGTCCCGGCGCCAGGGTCAAGATCAATCTCGGAGGGATCGACGTCGTAGACGGGGTGATCGAGATCAGGCAAGTGGCCTACGACGCCAGTCGCCACGGCGTCGAGCTCCAGGGAAAGAGCATAACGTCGGTGGTGGCGAGGAGCAGCGTCAACACGAAGAGCGGGAGCTTCGACGGGATGACGTGGCTCCAGGTTGCCCAGAAGGTCGTCTCTCCCTATCCCACGAAGATCATCCCAGTCGGCGCCCTCAACAGCATCCCGTTCGACAAGCTCCAGAACCAGACGGGAGAGCACATCTGGGACTTCCTCGAGAGGATCGCGCGACCTCGTGGGATCATCCTTGGGAGCGACAGCTTCGGCAACTTCCTCGCGATCGGGGACCATGCAGCACCCGTCCTCAACACCCAGCTGATCGAGGGTCAGAACATCAAGAAGATGCAATGCGTGTTCCGCAAGGACGAGGTCTACGCCCAGTACAACGCGACCGGCCATCACGCAGCGAGCAACGACAACGCCTATACCAAGGCCAGCGAGATCGAGGGGCGATGGAGTGGCACCGGGATACTCAACAGCATCCTGATCACTCCAGCCGAGCAGCCAGTGAAGTATCCAGGGGAGATGACGGACCGAGCAAAGAACGAGGCTCTGTGGCACGAGGGCACGAAGGTCGAAGCCACGGTCACGGTCCAGGGGTGGTTCAGAGACGACGAGAACCTCTGGTGGCCGGGGGACAACGTCTTCGTCTACTCGCCCATGTGCCCGCTCAACATGATGATGAAGATCCAGACAGTGACCTTCACCCAGGACAACAACAGCGGAACGGAGACGACCCTCGAACTGAAGTTGCCCTGGGCTCTGAAGGACAACACCCAGATGAATCCGGGGCCGGTCGACACGACCCAGCTGCCGCCCCAGAATAACCCGAACGGAAATGTGGAGCCTCACTGATGCACCGAGCAACACCTCACCACTCGTCCCTCCGAGGCTTCTCCGCCGGAGGGTCTCGCGCGACCATCCCGGAGGTCGACGACTCCAAGTTCATGCAGGAGAGCATGGGGAACTTCCTCAAGAACGAGGCTCGCAAGGCGATAGAGGCCCCTCAGAACTATGGCTTCACCAGCGTCGTGACTGACGCGATCAAGGACGGAATGGGAAAGATACTGAGCTGCGCTGAGAGTTTCGTTCAATACATGGGAGGAAACCAGTCATTTCCGGTTCTTCAGAACATGGACGATCGCAGGCATCGCCTCTGGGGATTGGAGAAGGGCGACACTGCCATATTCAGGCAGGCGACCGACTTCCTTCAGAGTCACTTGAACAAGGATGGATTGTTCCACACTGGTCCTCGAGACAAGACCGTGCGGATGCAGTTGATAGATCAGGACAGTGGTCAGCAGCAGCAGGGGGGACAGCAGGGTGGACAAAGAGGAACCGGTCCAGCGGGCACTCTCACGTTCTTCGATCTCATGCCGGATATGCGAGATCCAGGTTGGAATTGGGACAGAGTTTCATCGAGGGACGGTGATGGAGGAGGAGGAGGCGGCGGCAGTGCAGGTGGACAAGAAGGACAGGGAAGCAACCAGGGCCAGAAGGCGATCTACAAGAAGGGCCAGGAGTCCTATCGCTTCGTGGACGTGACGAAGGACAAGACGACCTCCGGAGGCAAGAACGTCCACCTCGACCTCGACGACAAGAAGACCTACGTCCACTGCCAGGGGTCCGACAAGCACGTGTACCTCGGCGCCGAGGCCGGCAAGGGCACCTTCGACTACGTGATCACCCTGTCCGGTCCGTGCGTGAACACGAAGGGGAAGTACGCATGATCTCGACAGTCCCCGACGTCCGCCTCGTCCAGAACAACATCTTCCCGAAGTACTCGGTGACTCTGGACTGGCGCGTGATCAACTCGGGAGCACTCGACGAGAGCCAGGCGCTGGCGACGGCGATCTGCGTGGCGTTGGGGACGAACGCCCTCGCCGGCAAGGACGATCGCCTGCCGGATCCAGACAGCTCCGACCGCCAAGGCTGGTGGGGAGACATGGACGCCGATGACATCTGGAAGGGGTGGCCGATCGGCTGCAAGGTCTGGCTCGAGAGCCGGAGCGCGATCGAGGCACCGGAAGCCCAGTGGGGCTCGACCCAGACGAGGCTGATGAACTACGTGAGGGACAGCCTCCAACCGTTCGTCGATCGAAAGATCGCCAGTCGGTTCGAGGTGCTGTCCGTGCGAGTCGACAAGCAGAGGATCGACGTCGGGGTTCGGATCTACCGAGGTCCGCTCTACGCGGTCGACCTGATGTACCAGCTGCTGTGGCAGGGGATAATCTGATGCCTTGGCAAACACCGACCCTGAGAGAGGTTCGCGCCCTGGTCAGGGACATGATCCACGGCTCGCTGCCGGGGAGCGACGCGACGATCCCGAACAGCGTCCTCCGCGTCCTCAGCGACGCCCAGGGCGCTCTCTGCTTCCTCACTCTCGAGTACATCGACTGGCTTGCGCTCCAGCTCATGCCGGACACAGCTGAGACAGAGTGGCTCGATCGCCACGGGAACATCTGGCTGGTGAACTCCGACGGGACCGTGGGGAGGAAGCAGGCCGTCCCAGCCTTCGGAACGGTGCTGGCGACGGGGACGAACGGGTCGATCGTCCCGATGTTCTCCCAGCTGGTCTACTCCGGTCCGATCGCCTATCAGACGACCCAGCAGATCACCCTGGGACCGGGTCCGACGGAGGTCCCGGTCCAGGCCCTGACGGGAGGGGCCGCCGGCAACGTGCCTCTCGACACGGCCTTCTCCTTCTCGATCCCTCCTCCTGGAGTCGACCAGATCGTCACCGTCCTGGATGTCAGCGGCGGCGCCGACCAGGAGACCGACGAGGAGTTGAGGATGCGGGTGATCGAGCGGATCCAGGCTCCGCCGATGGGAGGTGACCAGGAGGACTACGTCCACTGGGCGCTCCAGGTGCCGGGCGTGACTCGCGCCTGGTGCTACCCGTTGGAGATGGGAATAGGCACGGTCACGCTCCGCTTCATGTGCGACGACCTGAGGGCCGAGGAGAACGACGGCTTTCCCCTCCAGGAGGACATCAACAGGGTGATCCAGTGGATCGACCAGCAGAGACCGGTCACGGTGAAGGACTTCTTCGTGGTCGCTCCCCTGAGGTTCCCGATCAATCTCAAGATCATCAACATGGAGACCTATGACTCTCCGACGAGGGCGAACGTAGAGCAGGCCCTCCGCAACATGTTGCTGGAGAGGGCGAAGCCGGGTCAGGAGATATATCGCTCGTGGGTCTCCGAGGCGATCTCCGAGGCTCCAGGCGTCGACCACTTCGATCTTCAGTATGAGAACACCGAGATGCCGTCTTCCGGTTACATGCCCATTCTCGGAACCATCACTTACGGTTGAGGGATCACACCATGAAATATCAGGCACCGTACGGCGTACTCGACCCGAACGCTGGATACGTCAATGGGGACCCGAGCATCGGCCGAGCTGGGTCGATCCCTCCAGCAGCTGCGTTCGAAGAACCTATGAGGGAGATAGTCCAGTGCATCACTGGTACCGGGTTGACACCCAGTGACGCAGACCTGACCCAGCTCTGGAAGGCGATGCAGATCGC